GTTGCATTAAATACAGCTAATGCAGCATTTGTTGCTGCTAATGATATTAATGCAACCGATGCTACCCAAAATAATAGTATCATAGCTGCATTTACAGCTGCTAATACTCCAAGTCATGTAGCTAATAGTGCTGCAATCTATGCTAACGGTGCCTTTACAGCTGCCAATGCAGCTACTGCTATTGATACAACTCAAAATAATAGTATCATAGCTGCATTTACATCTGCTAACACTCCAAGTCATGTTGCCAACTCGGCATCAATATATGCTAACGGTGCCTTTACAGCTGCTAATGCTGCTATTGCAACCGATACAACACAGAACAACTCTATAACAGCAGCATTTACAGCTGCTAATACTCCAAGTCATGTAGCTAATTCAGCAGCGATATATGCTAACGGTGCCTTTACAGCTGCCAATGCTGCTACTGCTATTGATACAACACAGAATAATAGTATTACAGCCGCATTCAGTCATGCTAATGCGTCTTTTGCTTTTGCTAATACTATTTCTGGTGGTGCTGCAATTGATAATGTGGCAAGAGAGTTAGCTACTTCAGCATCTATATTTGCTAATACTCCAAGTCATGTTGCCAACTCGGCATCAATATATGCTAACGCTGCATTCACTAAAGCCAATACAGCAGCAACCATTCCGGATATTTTGGCACTCGCAATCGCATTAGGATAAATAAAAGACTATGGCTACTCCTTCAACTCGTGCAGAATTTAAAACTTATTGCCTAAGAAAACTTGGTTTTCCGGTAATAGAAATTAACGTGGATGACGATCAGGTGGAAGATAGGATAGACGATGCTCTATCATACTTCCAAGATTACCATTTTGATGGTACAGAGAAGATGTATATGAAGCATCAATTGACAGTAGCAGATATTAATCGCCGATGGATATATGCACCTGATGCGGTAACATTTGTAACTGGTGTTTTTCCATTTGATAACTCTAATGCTTCTGTTAACATGTTTGACTTGCGTTATCAATTGCGTTTACATGATTTGTATGACTTCACATCCGTTTCGTATGTGTCATATGAAATTACCATGCAGCATATAAGAACACTTGAGCTATTGTTTTCCGGCACTCCACAGTTTAGATTTAATCGCAAGCAAAACAAAGTATTCATTGACATAGATTGGACAAGAGATGTTCAAGTAGGTGATTATGTTATTATTGAATGCTACAGATCATTAAATCCATCTACTATAACTTTAACAGGTACAGTATCATACACATCAGGTAGTAATACTGTAACTGGATATAGCACTACATTTGACCAACAATTTTTAGAAAACGATTTCATTACATTCAATAGTGTTGACGAATTTCAAGTTGATAAAATCTTATCACCAACATCGTTAACGGTTCGTGGGCCAATGGTTAATACCGCAGCTAATGTAACTGCAACTATATCTGGAAATTCTGATGTTTGGGGTGATAGGTTCTTAAAGAAATATGCTTATGCATTAATCAAAATGCAATGGGGTAATAATCTTAAAAAGTTTGCTGGTGTGCAATTACCTGGCGGTGTAACATTGAATGGTAAAGAAATTTATGATGAGGCTATAGAAGAATTAGCTAAGCTTGAAGAAGAAATGCAAGTTATTAATGTTTTGCCGAACGAAATACTGGTGGGTTAAATTTCGTGGCAACCAACCTATATTTTAATAATTTTCCTGCCAATCAAATCACCAGTGAACAATTACTGGTGGAAGACCTTGTAATAGAGTCTCTTGGAATAAACGGCATGGATATCTATTACATGCCAAGATCCAGTCGTGATTCTGTTGATATGTTGTATGGTGAAGATACACTAAAGACATACACCTCTGCGTATCCACTAGAGATGTATTTGGAAAATGTTACTGGTATGGAAGGTGAAGGTGATTTTATGTCCAAATTTGGACTTGAAATCCGAGATGAGGTATCATTACTCGTTTCTCGCCGTAGATTTGGTTTTACTGTAAATCAAACTAGACCACTTGAAGGTGATTTGATTTACATTCCTTTGTTTGAAAATTTCTTTGAGATTACTTTTGTTGAACATGAAAATAATCAAGCCATGTTTCATACACTAGGTCGTGGTCGTGGTGGTAATGTTTATGTTTACGCATTAAAACTTAAACAGTTTGTATTTTCAAGTGAGGTTATTGAAACTGGTATCTCAGAAATTGATGAACAAATATTTGATTTGTATCCAAGAACCAGAATTTCACTTTCTTCAGGCTCAGGTACTTTTGTTGCGAATGAGATTGTATATCAAGGTGCTAATTTAGCTAACTCAACCGCACAGGCAATAGTATATACATATAATACAGGTACTTCTCTTGATATTATAAGAGTAATAGGAACATTTAATTCTGGTAATGTTCGTGGTAATACTGGTAATGCAAATTGGATCATTAATACCGTTTCTGATACTGCATTGATGAATGATGCATTTGAAGATGTTGTAGATAATAATCGTATTGAAACAGAATCGGATTCTATACTTGATTTTACCGAGAAAAATCCGTTTGGAGAAGCTTAATGCTTGGTAATACTCATTTTTATAACAGAACAATTCGTAAAATCGTGGTCGCTTTTGGCACCATGTTTAATGATATACAATTGGTTCGTTATACAAAAGATGGGTTAACGGCAAAAGAAATTACAAAAGTACCACTTTCTTATGGTGCAAAAGAAAAATATCTTGCACGAATTACTTCTGATCCAAATTTAACAAAATCAATTGCGACTATTGTTCCAAGAATGAGTTTTGATTTGGTGGGCATGGAATATGATTCTAGCCGTAAACAAATGTCAACTCTACAGAATTTTGCAGCTAATAATTCAACAAAATTTAATAGTCAGTATGCACCAATTCCTTATAATTTTGATTTTACTTTATCAATTTATGTTAGAAACACAGAAGATGGCACACAAATATTAGAACAAATTTTACCATTTTTTACTCCTGATTTTACTGTTACAATTGATTTCATTAACAAAATGGATCAGGTATATGATGTGCCTATCATATTAACTTCTGTTTCACCATCAACCGATTATGAAGGTGACTTTTCAACAACAAGGTTGATTATGTGGGATTTAACATTTACAGTTAAAGCTTACATTTGGCCCGCAGTTAAAACAAGTAGCGTGATTCGCCAAGCCAACACAAACATATATACTGATGCTAGAAATCTTGACGCACAAAAAGTTTATGTAAATTATGCAACGGGCACCGGTGTATATACTACTGGTGAAGATGTTGAAGTTGTCGCAAGAGGCGTCAAAGGCGAAGTTATATATTTTAGTAATAATGCATCAGGTACATTGATTGTTGGTGCATTAAATAAAGACCTTGCTGCAAATGACAAGGTTGTTGGCATGTATTCAAATGCTTCGTATACAATTTCAACTCTTGATAAAAATCCAGTTAAAGCTTTTATGATTGTGACAACGCCTGATCCAATTACAGCTAATGCAAATAGTGCTTATGGATTTGATGAGTTGTTTACAGAATGGCCAAATACATTATGAACAAATTAAACAATAATCTATCTGAAATTTTTGATGTTGAACCAATTAAATATACTGAAATAGTAGAAGTACCAATAAAAACAGATTTAGAAATAGCAGATGAGATAAACGCCGATTCTGCTTTAGCAAGAAAAAATATTAAATCACTCTTGGGTAAAGGTGAAATAGCTGTTGATAATTTAATTTTGGTGGCTCAAGAATCTGAACACCCAAGAGCCTATGAAGTATTAGGTAACTTTATCAAAACACTATCTGATCTGAATAAAGATTTATTAGATATACAAAAGAAAAAACAAGAATTGAAACCACAAGACATTAAACAATCCATTAATGTGGAAAAAGCAGTCTTTGTGGGTTCAACAGCAGAATTACTAAAGCAAATTAGAGAGAATAGATAATTATGGAACAATTAATTCAACAACTTAAAGTTATTTTAGGTACAAACTTTGCGTTGTATTTAAAGAGCCACAATTACCATTGGAACATTGAAGGTGCAAACTTTCCACAATATCATGATTTCCTCAATAATTTTTACAATCAAGTATTTGCACAAACAGATCCAATCGCAGAAAATATTAGATACTTAGATGCTTATGTTCCGGGTTCAATGGAAAGATTTCTTGAGTTATCAGACATTAAAGAAGCCGTAGATGCTATTCCATCTCCTGCTATGATGATGACTGAATTAAAAGAAGATAATGACCGTTTTATTTTCCATCTCCGAGCAGGCATTGTTGCAGCAGATCAGGCCGGTGAACCAGCTGTGTCTAATTTCTTGCAAGATATTTTAAGTGCTCATCAAAAGAAAGCATGGATGTTGCGTAGTATTATAAAGTAGAAGATGAATAATAATAATAATGGTTATAACGGCAACTCATCACTAAAAAGAATAGGAATTGATTTTTCCTATTCTGAAGAACAGGTATTGGAAATTGCTAAGTGTGTAAAAGATCCAATATATTTTATTGATAATTACTGTTATATTGTAACACTAGATCACGGT